ATGCAATAGGTATATTTCAGCTTGAGTCAAACAGTATGAGGGATTTGATGGTTCAGCTGCAGCCCAAAACAATAGAGGACATAATGGCACTCATATCCCTGCATAGACCTGGCCCAATGGGTTCTGGTATGGATAAGTTATATATAGATAGAAAACACGAAAGATCCGAAATACGCTATGATCATCCAAAGCTAGAAAAGATCCTAGGTGGCTCTCTTGGCATTATGCTGTATCAGGAAGATGTTCTGGGCGTATCTAGAGAGCTTGCAGGTTTTTCTTCGGCTGAGGCAGACGATTTAAGAAAAGCAATTGGCAAAAAGCTTATGGATAAGATAGCTTTATTTAGAGAAAAATTTGTAAAGGGCTGCGAAACGTATTCTAGACTAAATAAAAATATAGCTAATAAAATTTATTCAGATATTGAATATTTCGGTGGTTACGGATTTAATAGGGCCCACGCCGCAAGCTATGCAATGGTTTCTTACATAACGGCATATCTTAAAACAAACTACACTGTAGAGTACATGGCCGCTCTAATGTCATCTGTTGTAGGAAACAAAGACAAACTAGCCGCCTATCTTGCAGACTGTAAGAGACTCAACTTGGCTGTATTTCCGCCATCAATAAATAAATCTGGAAAAGATTTTGAAATCATTAATGATAACACTATTATATTTGGATTGTCAGCCATAAACGGAATAGGTGAATCTATAGCGGATACGTTAATTAGTTGCAGAGATGCCACAGAGCCATACATTAATATTTATGATTTCTTTAGAAGAACAGATACAGCCATCTTAAAAAAATCAACACTAGAACACCTCGCCAAAGCCGGTGCGCTTGATGAGCTTATGGACCCAAGTGAAGAGTTTGATATTACGAGAAAATATGAACTGGAAATTTTAGAGAAAGAAAAAGAGGAACTTGGAATTTACGTATCCAAGCATCCGATAGAAGGTATGTGGGATTTTCTAGAACGAGATGTTACTGCGGAAATACAAGATGTATATGAAATGTCAAGTGGTGCAAATGTGAAAATAGGTGGAATTATTACGAGTGTAAAAAGGATTATTACCAAAAAGGGTCAAAAGATGTTTAAGTTTATAGTAGAAGACCTTACTGGAGAGATAGAAGTCATCGCATTCCCTAGAGAATCTAAGAATCTTTCAGATGATTTTTTTTCAGAAGGTGATATAGTTATAATTACTGGCTCAATTAATAAAGAAAACCAAGAAGAAACATCAGTGGTAAAAATATTTTTCAACTCTATTGATAAAATAGATACCACGAAAGCAATCGGGACTCAATCTATAATTCTTGATTTGAATCAAATACCCAGTATGGAATTGGTTCAAAATATATATGATATAATTGAACCAATAAATGGCCCAATAAATGTTTTCTTTTCATATATTGAAAACAATAAAAAGGTTACATATCGTTTTAAAAAAACCACATCTTTAAAAATAAAAGATAAAATAAATGAGCTAGTAAACACATGGAGCTAAAATGACATTACCAGGTACATATGAAAATCCGGCAAATAAACCCTGTTGGGTTTTTTGCGCATCATGCAACAGGTGCCAAGATAAGGGTCGATACAGTAAGTGCTTATCATGTAGTGGCAGATATGATCCACGAGGCTGGACTGACCCACATTCAGATGATTATTGCGACTGCAAAAATGGCGTTCTTAGGTGGAGAACACAGCAGGGTAGGTTGGTTATAACTAGATTTAAATCTAATCCTTTTAAGGGTACTGTTAAGTATGAAAAAAAGTCTCAAGATGAAAGAGATTGGGATTCGTACGTTAATGACATGAGGGAAAAGATGGACAATCCAAACTTCAATCCAGTAACCATATACGAGGAATAACACAATGAACACACAAGAAGTGGGTCGAATGACCTTAAACGCAATTAGCCTAATTGAATATAATGTCGGGGACAGCCTTAGTTATTTCGTGCAGTCGGGGATTGCTGGCTTTTACGCTTCGTCAGCCGAACTGGCTGATCTTTACGCAATCCTCAGCTACTATTACAACATTGATGGTATCAACAATACTGTAGTGTCATTAAAAGACGGTGGAAACGATTGGATGGAGAATGGTGATGAGTTGGCCGTATAACGAAGATGATCAAATGGAAATTGGAACTACTGGTTGGGTACCAGTTGGAGAGCGGATCATATAAAAATATTTATAATGGTCACTTTATAGATGAAAATGGCAATGAATACGATGAGCAGGGTGTTTTTATCCAACACGTACAGGATGACGATGGGTATAGAAATTAAATCTATATCAGAATTGTCTGATTTTGAGCGTCTTTCGTTAACAGATTTTTCATATTCAAGAATAGATACTTATAAATCTTGTCCTTCCAAATATTTTTATAGCTATATTCAAAAAGAACCAAGACAAAAAAATGATGCGGCCCTACTTCGGAAATATAATACACTCAGTACTAGAAGATAACGTATCAAAAGAAGAGAAGCTTGATCATTCTAAGCTTGTAAAATCCTATCACGATCATACCAAAGAGCAAGATCCAGATAAAATTGTTGGTGATCGACTTGTCGAAGTCGGTAGTACGATACTTCATGAGTTTTTCGATCAATATGGCGAGTCTACATTTGATGTCTTTGATAAAGAGTATGAGTTTAATTTTGTTATTGGTAGCTATTTGATTCTTGGTTATATAGATAGAATAGACATTGTTGACGATAACACATTAAAAATTATAGATTATAAAACTGGTAAATGGGAAGTTGCGCAAAAAGACATAGCCCATAATTTACAGCTTGGCATCTATGCTTTAGCTGTATCTGAAAATTTTCCAGATAAAAACGTATATGCTGAATTGTATTATTTAAGATCGGGTAGACGAAAAGGTCACCTATTTACAAAAGAAGATTTAGAAAACGTAAAACAAAACCTTATTAAAGAAATTAATAAAATTACAAAGGATGTTTTCTTTCATCCAACCAAGAATGAAAAATTATGCACGTACTGCGACTTTGCTAAGTCGGGGGCTTGTAATACTGGCGTATTTAGATTACGTAAGCTGGCTAAAGCATAGGGGTATAATTAAAAAACCCTGGAGCAGGAGCCATGTTTCGGCTCCCACCCCAGGGGGTGGTTAATTAGAAGCTGACAGGTTCAGCAGTAGCTGAAGCGGCCAGATCGAACTCACCAAACTCCGCAACAACCTTGGTTGCCTCGTCACGCGAATAGCCCATTGTGTTGAGGTTGGTGATGATCTCTTCGTTAACTTCGATAAGGAAGCTATCGATGAGGGTATCTAACTTGTTGGTCATGTCATTCTCCTTGATTATTTGATTTATGGATGGTTTGTAAATTATAATGGACTAGGATTAGGTTATGCATATAGGATAGCAGATAAATGGCAAAAAACAACATCCCAGAAGAATTTTTTTTGGAGATTTCTGGTCTTCAAAAACATCCTGTTTTAAATCGTTCTCTACTAAAGAACTACACCGTTGACGAGTTCAGTATAGCAGCAAAGCGGTGGCAAAGGCAATGTGTATCAACATACAAAAACTGGCTACAGGGAAGATATAGATCTAGTTTTAAGATCTAATTGGGAAGCTAACTTTGCTAGAATACTAAAGCTATACAATATAGACTTCGATTTTGAGCCAACTGTTTTTCCCTTTCCAATTAAAAGGGGAACCAAAGCTTATACCCCAGATTTTTATATCAAAGAAAATAATATCTGGATTGAGATAAAAGGCTTCTTAGATGACAAGAGTAAAATAAAACTGAAAAGATTTAAAAGATATTATGAAAAAGAATTTGATAATTTATTTTTTGTAATAAGCAAATTCAACACTGACGCAAAAAATTTTGCAGAAGAGCTTGGAATCAAAAATATAATTTTTTATGAAGACATCAGATCATTTTATGCAGACAAAATTTTGAATTGGGAAGGAAAATAATGAGATCGTATAAAGAACAGTATTATAATTTAGACGAAGAAGAAATGCAGCAGTTGATCGCCGAAGCTAAAACTGGTAATCAAAAATCTCAAAAAGAATTAATAAAAGTTTTCAATAACTTTTTGACCAAATATACAACCATGCTGTACCACGGTAAATATAATCTTAATGATTATGACATTAGAAGATTTACTTCTCTGTTTGTAAAAGACGCGTATGTTCGATTTGCGTTAATGAAAAACAAATTAAATATGCCTGGATACAAACATGTTAACGAAGTATTAAGACGGAATAACGTACATGGCAAGAAGGTATCGGGGACGAACAAGATGTTAGGCAGACGGTAGATATGACCTTTCTCCAATGTATTGCAAGGTATCAAAGAAGAGATTCAGAAAAAGGTCCAATACCATTTAGCCGGATTTTTATACAGCTATTTTTTTTATCTGCTCAAAAAAAATGTTGATATATTTCTAATAGATCAATTGGGAAGGAAGACGTTTCCACTATTGGCCGATGAGTCTTCTGATGATAAAGAAGATCAACAAAAACACATTGGATTTAAAGCGCCACCAGAAGAAAGAGAAATGGAATCTTTTTTAAACGCAGAAGAGATAAACGAGTTTTGGATATTAGGTGAAAATTGCGCAGAGCCCTTTGCTAGCTTGAGCGTTCAGGAAAGACAACTTCTTAAATGGCGTTATGTCGACGGCCTGAGGTCTAGTCAAATAAGTCAAAAGATTTCTGAACATCCGAATACTGTTAGGGAACACTTGTCTAAAACCAGAGATAAAATACTAAAGATTGTGATAGAATCTAAGATGGAAGATGTGATAAACTTTCTTGATTTAAAAAAGGTCTAGTATGAATATTCACGCAATGCAAAAACTTAATGAGCTCTTAAGAGAATTCATTGATCCACAAATTCAAGAAATCGTAACAGCGTATGCTTCTGGCATAAAAGATTCGGAATATTTTATTACCATACCCGATGTCAATACCCTAGATCTTGGTATACACGAGCTCGCCTCTTTGGTTGCAAGAACGTCAAATGTTTACGGAAGAATAGCTCGTTTTGCTGGGATGGCAAGAGCTCAATATAAACTTATTGAGGGATCCTATAAGAGAGTCTACAAAGCCAATAGGGTCGGCAAGAATGAGTCCGAAAGGGAGGCAAACGCGCTTGGTGCCGCCGAAGGAGAATATACAGCTTTAATAACCGCCGAATCAATAGTCAGTCTGGCGGAGTCTATGGAGGCAGCGGCAAGAATAGCCTCAGAATCTGCAAGAAAGTTAATTGATAAAGTGCAATCAATGCAAATAGCCTCATCCAGGGAAGAAAAAGGCTTCTATAACGAAAGGGATTTTAAAACTTATTAATATGTATATAGGTCACTATAAAGCAGTACGTTCTACGGACGAGTTTTTTTCTCAACCGAGAAAAGAGTTGGATTTTCCAACACAAATTTCTTATAAAAAAGAAAGATACTCCCTATTTGCTACTCATATAGTTTCTACTGAAGGTCAAATCGAAAACATAAAAAAACGAGCTCAAGAATTAAACATTAAATTTAATGTAAAAATATAGCTCTATGCATATAGAAGTTTTTTGCGATGGCGCTTCTAGGGGACAGGGTCAAAAAAAAATTGGAGAAGCTGCGTGTGCAACTGTAGTCTATAAAAATAGAAAAAGGGTAGCGCAGTTTGCTAGGGGGTTAGGACTTAGATCCAATAATGAGGCGGAGTTCGAAGCGGTCATTTCTGCGCTGTTGATTTGTTCTATGTCAGATTTTCATAATCCAATTATTTACACCGATTCAGCTGTCGTCGCCAATCAGATTAATGGCAAATGGAAATGTAAAAATAATTCTTTGCTACCACTATTGATGACCGTACAAGAAATAAGAGAGGAATTTAATTTCAAAGTTGTTCAGGTAGAGAGAAACTTTGTTTGGGAACCAGACGAATTATGTAATCAATTTTTGAATAAATTAGAAGACAAAAAACGTAATCGCAAAAACCTATGATATACTTGATAAATGATGAGTGAAACTTTTAAAGAAAACTATCCAATTATTATTGGCTTAGCTGGTAGAGCGGGTAGCGGAAAAACATCCGTAGCAGAAAAAATATGCCCCAAAGGCTCAATGTTTTCTTCTGTCAACATATCTCAGGATAATTCAATAGTATGGAAACATATTTTTTACGCGCTTCCGCTCTATGAGCTGGCTTCAATTAAAAAAAACACTAAGGGAGTTAATGAGAAATCCAGAAAAATGTATGCAATTCACGAAGTTCTATATGACATTTATGGAGGAAGTCCAATAGGATTTGTTCCGCCATATGAAAAATTGGTGCAAATGGTTTTAAAAATAGAATCAATGCCCATCGAATCAGAAGAAACTAAGCCAAGAGATTTTCTTCAAAAAGCCGGAGACCTCTGTAGATCGCACAGGCAATCATGCTTTTCCGATTGGGCTATCATGAAGTCTACAATATTATATAAACAATATATAAAAGATCTTCAGGAGGATAACTCAGTGAATCCGTTTGCGGTCATCATATCTGATGTTAGATTTGAAAACGAAGCTGATGCTATTTTAAAGCAGCCAAATGGAATGGTAATTGTTTTTGATGCAGAAGAACAAACTCTTCATGAAAGAATAATCAAGAGAGATGGAAGACCTCTTTCGGTGGAACAGATGAACCATCCTTCAGAAAAACAAATCGATATAGTCAAAGCGAAAGCTACATATACAATGAAAACAGACGATATGTCGCTCGAGGAACAGACCTTTAATACCTTAAAATTAATTACAAACAAATTAGAAAAAATAGGAGTATAAAATGCCGAAGGTAACAGAAAGTATAATGGAACAATCGATATCCCCAGTAATGGATGCAGTGGTGTCGACACATCAAAAACTTACAGTTAGGACTGAGCCAGTTCTCACAGTTGCGGTGGGAAGAAAGATTAATACTGGTAATTTTGAAAATGTAGATGTTATGGTCTGCCTGACTGTGGGCATGGGAGAGATAGATCCAAAAAATACAGAAGCCTTTTCTCAAGCCGTAAAAGATACAGCGGCTCAAGTTTTTTCCCTAGCTTCTAGAGAGACAGCCGATAGATATAACGCCGTAAAAGAAGCCCAACAGGGAAGATAATTTGCATTTTCATCCCATGCGCGATACTATATAAACATACTCATTTTTAAATAAAGAGGTACAAACATGAAAGAACTAATATCATCAGTAAAAAACCTACTAAAACTACTTAGTGTCAAAATCGGGTTAGATAAGCCTGAAGTAGTTGTCATAAAGTCGGCAGTGGCATCCGCCGCAGAGAAAGCAGCAAAAGATGTTGCTGCTACTGCAGTAAAAGCCGCTGAGAAAGCAGCTGATGAAGTTGCTAAATCTGCCGAGCAGGCTGTTGAGGCGGCTGTTGAAACAGTAAAGAAGGCCACCAAAAAGCCAGCAACAAAGAAAACAACAACTAAAAAGACGAAGTAATGTCCCTTGCTAAAGCAAGAAAATCTTCTAAAGATAAAAACCCAAAACCTGAAAGATAGGTTATGGTATTTACTAAGCATATTTACATTAGCGGTCCGCGAATGGGGACTAGTAATTCAAATAAGGGTATTGAGTTGGCAAATAAAAAAACTAGATCAAAAAAACAAAAAGGCAAAAAATTAAATGGTAATAAAAAAGGGTAACGAAACATTCGCTGGCTATAACAAACCAAAGCGCACTCCCAATCATCCCAAAAAAAGCCACGCCGTTTTGGCAAAGAGCGGATCTAGGGTGAAGCTTATTAGATTTGGCCAGCAAGGCGTTTCTGGTTCGCCGAAAAAGAAAGGCGAATCTGCTTCTTATAGAAGACGTCGTGAATCGTTTAAGGCACGACACGCAAAAAATATCAGCAAGGGTGTTATGTCTGCCGCCTATTGGGCTGATCGAGTAAAGTGGTAATTTGTATGTCCAAATATGTCAAGACGCCGCCAGCAGAACCCGAATCAAAACCAGTCGAAAAGAAATCAACAACTAAAAAAACAAGCAAGAAAAAAAACAAGGAGAAATAATCATGAAACATGCA